TCAAATGGAAGATCAATTTATCAAAATTGCATCAGGAGATGGAGCTGGAGACTTGAAAGAAAAGATCTTTAAGTTAAACAAAATGGAAAAAGATTTGTTTGAAAACTTCCAAACAGTTAAAAATAACCACTTACTATGGGGAAAAACAACTATGGATGTTAATGGTAAATCTACTGTACTTACAGAAGATGGTCGTCCACTTATCGCGGGTGATGGTCTTATTCCTCAAATCGAAAGATTTGCATCTAAGTATAAATATGCTAAATTGAATGTAAACATCATCAATACAGTAATTGATCAAATGAATCAAAAAGCAGCAAATGCAATTGGTAACAGTTACACATTTATTGTTAATGATAGACTTTGGGGTCAAATTAACTCTACTTTAGGAGACTGGTTGAAATTGTGGGGATCAACTCCAACAATGATGTATTCTAAAGCAGCTCAATCAATGGTTAAAGCTGATAATCCTATCAAAGTTGGTGGAACTTTCACTTCTTATGAAATTGCCGGTAATATGGTAACATTCATGGTTGATCGTGCTCTTACTAAAGAATATGATAGAAAAGGATACGGTATTTGTCTTGATATGTCACCTGACGTTTCAACAAATCAACCAGCTATCGCAGCATTTACATTAGAAGGTGCAGAATTTGTAACATCTAAATATCCAGGTGTTGGTGGTGTAGATGGTATCACTAGTGGTATCGTTAGTTCTCCAATCGCAGGATCTAAATTGATCGTTGCAGGATACTCTGGTATTGCAGCATTCGCTCCTTATAAATCATTCATTATTGAAGAAGTTTAGTAATAAAAAATGGGGAAGGATTAACCTTCCCCTAATTTTAGATATTTTACAAGTAGATGAAAATTAAAAAATACAAAAAAATATGAATATGAATAATGAAATAATTCTTAGAAGTGCTTATGGAAAAGTTAATCAAACGTACTTTATACAACCCTGTCCAAATCCACGTACAGGAAGATACCCCGATTGTGTTAGATTAGTCAGAGGTGATGTCAATAAAGGTGCTACCGAAATGGTTTTGTCAGAAGATGATATTACTAAAATGAGTAATGGTGAAGCCCATTATATTGCAGCCGATCACGTATTTGAAATAGTGGACGGAACTTCATTTGACTTAGATGATGTAATAGATAAAGCTAAATGAGAAGCTATTGAATATTGTAACTGGATTGCAAAAGATAGATTCCAAAGAGATTCAGATGGTAATTTAATTGTAGATGGTGGTGCTCGTAAATATGGCATTGCTGATTTATATGTTGAAAGACCAGGAGAACTTACTAAAGTTAAAATGGACAAAAAACAATTTGTTTATAGAGCTTTAAGTTATATCTATGAAGATTCAGAATCGGAAAGAATCAAAAAATGTAGAGTGTTAGGACGCAATTTAGGAAATGCAATCCCTGCTGATATACTAGATTATCTAGTTGAAATCGCTGAGAAAACTCCAAAAAGGATAATTGAATTATACGAAGGAGAAGATTGGAAAATGCATTTGTTTATTCTCGATGCAGTTGATCGTGGAGTAATTAGACGTTCAGACGGAATATATAAATACGATGATAAAATGCTTGGAGGTTCATTAGAATCAACAATAACATTCCTAAGAGATATTAGATTCAAAAAACTATTAGATTCTATTAAACGTGAAACTTATCCTGAGTTAATGACTAAACGTGAAATTGACGTTGCTCAAGAAGATATCACTAAAGATATTCCTTATTATGAAGAACCTGTTGAAACAGTTACTGTCAAAAAAGGACCAACATCTAAAAAATAATATTAACCATAATATAATTATATATGAAATACATTGTTTACAAAACTACTTGTTTAATTAACAATAAAATTTATATTGGAGTACATAAAACTGAAAATCCTGATATTTTTGATGGATATTTAGGAAATGGATTTAATTTAAACAATACACATTATTTGAATTATCCTATTCGTCCTTTTCATTTTGCAATAATAAAACATGGAATATCAAATTTTAAAAGAGATATTTTATATGTATTTGAAAAAGAAGAAGATGCGTATATAAAAGAATCAGAATTAGTTACTGAAGAATTTATAAATAGTGATAAAACATACAATACATCATTAGGTGGAAAAGGAAGACCTAGACCATATAATTTTGTTTATCAATTTGATTTTAACGGAAATTTATTAAAATCATATGAATCTGCTATAGAAGCTAGTAAAATTATAGAAAGAGATATATCTAATATATATGGAGCAATTAATGAAAAAAGAACTTGTAATGGGTTTTTATGGAGTTATAATAATCTAATAAATATTTCAGAATATAATCTACATAATCCTAATAAATATTATATTTATGATGTTGATGGATTTTTAGTAGAAGAATTTGAAAAAATGTCAGATGCTATATTATTTTTAGATACAAATTCTGGAAATCTTAATAGAGCTATTAGAGCAAATTATAAAATTTCAGGATACTTTATAAGTACTGAAAAATATGATAAATTACAAATAATAGTTAATAAAAAATCAGAAAAATTAAATAGATATTCTTTAGATGGAATATATATTGATAGTTTTGATACTATTATTCAAGCTAAAAATAAACTAGATTTAAAATTAGCTAGTATTAGTTCTGCTATAAAATTAAAAAGATCGTGTAATGGATTTTTATGAACCAGATCAGATAATCCTCCAAATAAGATAATATAATTAAATTATTAAAACTATACAATTATCACAGCTAGCCAACTATTTGAAGCAGCTCTAACAGAATTAAATAAAGTCAATGCTCCAAGTTTATTGTTGGAAGATTATAACTATTTTATTAATAAAGCAATTTTGCAATACGTTAATAAAATGTATAACGCTTATGACATGAATCAACAGAAAACTGACGATTTGAGAGTGTTAAAAAGTACTGCTGTTTTAGAACCAAAATTACAAACGGTATACCCTGGTTATACCTCACCTACTTCACCAAGTCCTTTATTTCAAGCGACTTATGAAGTAGATTTACCACCAGATTACGTACATATTTTGAATTGTATTGTAGAATATAAAGTATTAAAATCTTTTAAATGTTACAATGCTAATTCATATTTACAAATGGGTGCAAAACGTCTAACTGGAGATATGTGGTCACAAATAATTAATAACTATTATCAAAGACCTTCATATTCTAATCCTTATTTTTATATTCATAACGTAAATACAATAAATACATTCCCAACAGAAGATTCTAAAACAATCTTATCGGGAACTAATTTTAATATTTATACATTAGATTTAGATGGAACTGAAGTAGATGGAGATACAATTATAGTAAATGGAATTACATATACTTTAAAAACTTCACCATCTATATCAAATCCTTTAGAAGTATTAATAAATACTACTAATAATGGAACTCTTGCAAATTTATATTCTAAATTATCTGTAAGTTCAGATCCTAAAATACAAAGAGCATACTACTTTTTAGATGTTAATACTAATATATTAACAATTAAATCAATGTATGATACATTTGTAGTATCTAAATCTAATACATCAGGTACTTTAACTTATGAAAGTGTTGAAAGATCTTTAATAACTAGAGAAGAAGATATTCGCTACGGTAATAGAGATGCAACTAGAATGGAGTTAAGATTTGGAAAAGATGATAAGATTTTTCAACCAACAAGAATATATGTAGATTATTTAAAATCTCCACAATTTATCAGACTTACACAAGAACAGGTAGATGCAGTAGAAGATACATCTCAAATATTAGAATTCCCAGATTACGTTGTTCAAGAAATTATAAATGAACTAACTAATATATTAATGGAAAATGCTAGTGATCCTAGATTACAATCACATATTCCTGTTAATACATCAGTAGCTGGTCCACAACAAGAACAACAACAAAGACATAGATAAATATTTTTAAATGATATAAACTATAAAAAATGTATCAATTTACAACAACAACAATTTTAAATTCTCAATTAGATTCAAATGGTTCTACAGCTAAATATGCTGGAACTGCCCAAGGTCTGAATGTAACTAGAGTAAATTTCTTCAAGAAAGCAGGTATCGTAAGCGTTTATAAAAAAGCTTATAGTGCTGGTGTTAAAGAAGTAGCTTCAATTACAATCGCCGCTTCAACAAGTGGGCTAGTAAATAGATTAGAAGT